AGGATGAAGAGGGAAAAGGAACTCCAGCCATAGTATTAGTTTGATGATGTCCTATTTCAGGGTCATCTGAAAATTTACTAGCAATATTACCTAATGTTATAGCTAATGCTGGGTCTTTAAGCAATCCTGTATCAATAGCAAACTTTAAATTTTCTTCAGGCATACCATTATTTTTAAGTAATGCTATAACACCATTCATCATACCATCATATTCATCACCCCACTGTGAACGAAGTTCTTTGTCCATTTCTTCATCAGCTTCTTTAACTGATGCGGATGATTGTTCTAGTTCTTCTGCTACCATACCAAGATACCAATTAACTAGTTCTTCTGCTTTTTCAGCACTAGCACCTAATTCAAATGCTTTTTCTTTAAATCCTTCTACTGCTTTTTCAAAAAAAGGTGCTGAATCTTCTCCAACAATTTTTGCAAACTCATCACCAATGGTAAAATCATATCCTTCAAGATTTTCAGGACGACCAAGTTTTTGATAAAATGCAGACCATTCTTCATCCGAAGCATCTGACTTTGGAATATCACCTTTTTTACCAGCAAAACTTTGAAGTTCTTTAATATATTTTCCAACTTCGTTAGCATCTTTACCTTCTAGATTTTTCCAAAATCCTGCAGATTTAATATCTTCATTATCAATTTGAGATAACATACTATCAACAAATGATGTTGATGATTCTTCTGCAGGTGCTTCCTTTGCAACTTCTTCAACTACTTCTTCAGTAGACTCTACTACTTCTTCTTCACTCATTAGTGACCTCCTCTATGGGTTTCATATTTATTTGTTTTTTAATACTTAATATTACATTTCGTAACGCATTCATCTTTGCCTCTATAACAGGATCATTATATTCTGTTTGATCTTGCCACTTACAAATACCTATTAAAAAATTTACTACTAATAATGAGTCGTTATTTGATGTGTCAAAAAGGTTTACAAAAGCTCGTCTAGTTTCTTCTGATAAATCCTTCTCATTATCCCACTCAAAATCGTAGGTAACTTTATCAATTATGTCCATTAACTTTCTTCTGCTCCTTGATTAACTATTTGTTGAATAAATTCTGCACCACTACCTTGTTCAGGTGCTTTAGTTGTTTTCACATAAGCATCACTTAATGCTTGTGCTTGTGCTGCTTGTTGTTGTGCAGCAGCAGCTTCTGCTCTACCATTTCTTATTTCTTGTACTTGTTCTTCTGAAAGTTGTAAATCTATTGGCATCATATTTACTTCTTGAATAAATCTAGCAGTTTTATCAACATTTACATTATCAAATATTTCAGGATTAAGTTGTGCTATTTGTGACATTTGCGATATAGCAGTCATTGTACCAAATAATTCCATTTGTCTTGATGCTATAGATGCTTTACCAACTAAATCAAACTCAAGACTTGCTGATGATAATTCATCTATTTCTAATTCAGGAAACATATTAGCTCTTAACATAATACCAAAAGCACGTTCTAATATTGGTGTTACAAAATATTTATTTACACGATTAACTGCAGGAGTAAGAAACTGTAAAGAAAGGTTAAGTCTTTCTTGTGATTCAAATGCAGTCATATTTTGTTTATCCATTAATGGATTAAATAATGGTACATAAAAAGCATCTAATATTTCTTGTTCTTTTTTTTGTATCATTTGATCATTAACTATTACATTATCCATAGGTCTTAACTGTTCAGGTTTAGATAATGGATTACCTGCATTATAATATATTATCGAGCCTGAATTATTAGATATTCTTCTTACACTACCATCATTAGGAGCTAACCACGGGGGGTTAGATACTCTTTCTGCACCACGAATACGAGATACTTCCATACGATTAATTAATGGTAATGTAGAAAATACTTCTATTGCTGGACTGCGACCATACTTTTCATAGTTTGTTTTATAAAATCTTGCTACAGAATAAGGCATTTCATCAAATCCTGACTCCATAACTAACTTATTACCAGTAAGTGATATATAGTAGGAAGCGATAGGCTTTTCTTTTTTATCTGTAGACCCTAATTTAAAGTCACTTCTTGGCATTACTATATGTATAAAAGAAAATTCTTTTGATGATGTAGATGGGTTTTGTGCTAAATCAAATATATCTTGTGGACAATCTTCTCCAAACTGTTGTACTGCTTGTCTTGCTGTAAGTTTAAACTCACGAATAACTGTATCTACTTCTCCTAAATAGTTTTCACAAAAATAAAATTGATTAATATAGTGTGAACGAAAGTTAAGCATACGTTTTGGAGATGGCTCGCAATATAATGCTGTTGTACCTATATATCCACAATGGTCTATACATTGACCCATTTCTTCATAAAAGTTAGAATCTTCTATAGCTCTTATAAATTTTTTAGTTGTGCTTGATAATGCACGAACAACATTATCATTTAACATTAAATCTCTATCTGTAGGTACAATACGAATCCAATTTTGTCCTTGTGGAAATAAATGGGACATCATACCAGCAGTAAACATACGTCTTGCTTTTATACCTATATCTGTAATTCTTTCAACATCATCTCGCTGTCCTTTTGAACGTTTACTTTGAATATTATCTGCACTAGGATTACAAAAATCTGCTGCTGATTCATAAAGGTTTTCAAAGTTAGCTCGTTCAGAACTAGACTTTTCTCGTTTATACATTTGAATTAAAGATGATATATCCATTATATTGTCATACTTGGTGATTGATTAAGTTTTTTTCTAGCTTTATTTGCTTTTTCTACTTCTTTAATATATTCTTGATATGCTTTATTTTGAATTTTACCAAAAGCACCTTTACCTTGATAATCTTTATTTTTTATTGATGCTATAAGTGCTGCTTGACTCATACCAGTTCCAAAAGCTTTAAGATCTGAAAAGTCTGCAACATTTCTTATATAATCCATTTTATCAAGTGTTTTTTGTTCTTTAAATCCACCTGTTGCTTGAGCGACAGTAGCTAATTGTTTTGGATCAGCTCCTAGTACTTGACCACTAGCACCTAATTTTTGACCTTTAGTTGTATATGCTCCTGCTGCTTGTTGTCTAGCTTGTTCTTGAACAATAGTTGGTGCAATAGTTGCTGCAGAAATTTCTTCAACTGGTGGTGGTGGTTTAACCACTGGTGGTGGTGGTGGGTTTTTCTTTCCTCCTCCGCCCATAAACTAATCTCCTTATCCTATCTATTTTGTAACATTTAAGAGGTTTATCCTCTCCTCGCTCAAATATAGCCCATTCCATTTCATAAGGTGCGATTTCAAATAGGCGTAATATATCTCCTGCCGCATAATGTATATACCAGCAGTCTAGTTTGTCAAGTTCTTTTTTACTATTTTTTAATAACGCATCTTTATTGTGCATTATAGCCATAACAAAAATTCTGTCATCACTATACACTACTCCGTGTGTCAGATAAAAAGCCATCAGACTCTCGAAATCTTTTCCATAACGGCTTTTCGCTAGTTGTATCGGTGTCCCAGTCAACATATTTTTCCGCCTCCCCTACTTTATTTGGTAATTTTATTTGTTGTCCTGTAGTTAAATATGGTTGCACGAGATTTAAATGTATACTCATAACCATAGTTCTAAAAGCATCTGCTGCGTGAGAGTGTTGATCGTGTAAAGGTCGACCGCTACTTCCCTCTCTGTAATGTTCTAAATGCTCTAACAGTTCTTCACATCTTTCGTGTATGTATACTTCTCGTAGTTTACGTCTACATATTTCTATATCTTGTAATACCGAGTTGGTTTTGGGTACACGTCTAAAATCTATACCTACTTCTTTAGCTGTAGATACTAAATCTCCAAATAACATACGTTTAGATACATCGTGTGGTGCAAAGTGACCTCCATACTTGTACCTTTTGCTGTTTACCACTATTGCATAATCTTCAATTTTTTTACCACTAGACTCGTGATAATCTATTATAATAGGTTTACCATCTATAATTTGTGCAAAAACTATGGCTGTAGCATCACTAGTACCCAAATCCCAAAAAGTATATACAGGAGAAGAACTAATTTGTATATTACCATACCTATCTTCATTTTTTAAAATCTCAAGCTCGTGACCATAGTAAGAGTTTTCAACTTGAGAGATGGCTTCGTTTAAATATTCTTGACGAGCCATTGCATAAGATATTATACCCGAGTCAACATCTTCTTGAATATTTTTATAAGCTTTTCCATCATAAGGACTAATTTTACCAGCAAGCTCTGAATTAATATCCATACCGCTACCAACCCAATACGCAGTTTTCGTATCCCCCAGCTGATACCATTGTGTAAACCAGTTTTTATTTTCTTTATTGTTTTCATATAATCTCCATAAATGATTTGATTTTCCTCGTAGTGTTCCATTAAATATAACAAATGCACTACCTTCTGTTAGAATCGGTGCAAGGAATCCTGATACTTCCTCTTTGTGTAGTGAGAACTCACTTAATACATACCCTGAACCCCCTTGCCCGACAAAGTTCAGGTTGTCTGTGCCGTCAATCTTTATCCTACTACCATTAATTAAGTCAAGAAAAAAGTCTGAATTGTTTTTTCTGCGTACTATTTCAGGCGGACATAGCAAATCAATTAATTTTTTACCCCCTGCCCACTCACATATGTTATCCCATAATGCTCTTTGTGCCCAAGCTCGGGTTGGAAATAGGTAGTAATAGTTGCCTGTTGTTTGTATAGCACGCTTGATCATAGCATTGAATGAAGTTACATCTTTACCTGCTCGTCTATGCCACGATATAACAGAGTACTGTATACCACTATCAAATGCTTTAAGAAAGGGTATTTGATAATCTCTAGGTTCAATAGTCGGAATACGAATTTTCATCTATTTTTTCTGCATAACACATCATACATAAACATTTAACCAGCGTGTCGCCTTCAAACTCCTCAAGGATTGGGTTATCTTTTGAATCTATGCAACAACACTCCTCGCAGCTTTTAAATCTTTGTGACATTTTTAACACACCCCATTGGTATTACTATCCTATCTGCTGTTTT